GGAACAAGTGATCCAATCATGTCAGAGGTCGCTAGACGTTCCAAACATGTAAAACGCATTAAAGAGTATGAGTATAAGATTACAGCAGTGCAAGAACGTATCGATAAGGTGCATACACCGAGAGAAATTGAAGTATTGTTTTGGTTACTAGAGGGTAGTTCAATGCGTTGGATAGCTCAACACATGGCTTTATCAGCAACGAGCATTGGACGTATTAAGGATAATATTGTGAATCAGATGATGGAGTGATGTAGGGGCCTTGTGCCCCTTGAAAGATATTGCGTAATAGGAGTGATTGGTTTGAAAAGAATAGGTTTAAAAGGCACTTGTATAGGTTGCGGCGCAAAAGTCAAAGATCCTGAATGTGATTGCGATTGGGCTACTTGTTCTAGTTGCGGTTATTCCGATTGCTGGGTTAGAGAAGATGGTACGTATCATTGTTATCATTGTGATTTTGAATCAGATCATAGAAGAAGAATGCGTGAATCATTTTAGAAAGAAAATATTCAGTATCAAAAAGGAGAATGAAAATGAAAAAGATGATTGAAGATTTACTGGATTACAAACGTGAAATGCAAAATATTTTCGAGAAAATGCGTGGCATAGAAGACAACTTAGCAGGTATGGAGTTGAAGTATCAAGGTAATTACGCAAGTGTTATGTACGTTGATGGTAATATGCAAAATGCTTGTTTATACGTTGAAAGCGAAGATGGTGAGAATTGGGAAGTAGATTTACCATTACAAGAACTTGTGAATCTAGTTGGTTAGTGGTTACTGTACACTATGAGGACATGTTACAAATGTGATAGATGTTACAAACGGTGCATATGTTACATTCGTTCACTTCGTGCATTAAGTAAACATATACGCAATAATTGGAGGCAGGACGGCGCGGTAAGGTTTTCCTCTCTTGGTATTTATGAAATCCTAAATATTAGGGAAAGACAGACCGACGACCGACCTGCGCCTCATAAACGAGTTCGAGGCAAGACATACACGGCCGGCCCATATTTTTTAAGAGATTAGGTATCTTAATTAATATAAAAGGCTAAAAATTGCTGAAGGAGTGGTTTTTATGTGAACTTCGTCCACTTTCCACAATTCAGTCAAACTTACTAAAACAAACTTACTGAGCAACAAGTGCACGGAAATGCACTATAAATAAAAACACAATTCGCTTTACAAATATAACGTGGTGCAGCTCTACCACGAGTCGCAAGTGAGCTAACTCGACAATTACCACAATAGCAAAGCTTTCGTCTTAGGATGGAGGCTTTTTCTTTTGCTTTGAAAACTGCATCAAACAGCCAAAACACTTTGTGATGAGAGGGCAGAGTTCGATGTGGTTTTGAGAGTGAAATAAAATTGTTCCAATTGTTAACCCAACACTTTATGATTGAAGTGGAGGGATAATCGATGAATATTCATATTTACGACTGGGGTAATATAGCTGACTGGTTAAGTGGAGTAGGTACAATATTAGCTGCAATAATTGCCTTAATACTAGGCACTAGGGACAATAGAATTAAACTGGATATTCAAATAATCAATGATAAATTTAGGTCTTTCGGAAATGAAGGTCATGGAATTGATTATGAAGTGTGTATAACAAACTTAAGGGTTAGAACTGTTCATATTCGATCTATGGGTGTTTATAAAAGAAAACGTTTGATAAAGAAAAAAATGTTATCTAGAACTACGCATAGTAGAGACGTTTTAATAGCATCATTAGCCTACGGTGAAATGGTGACCAAAGAATTTACTTTCGATAGTAAAAGCTTCATGAGACTTACAGGGACTAAAACGAATGATATAAAAAAATTATATATCGGTATAGAAGATATTTCAGGAAAAATACATTACATAAAATTTACACCTTGATAAAAGGTGTTTTTATTTTGCCCTGAAAAGTGAGTATCGAGCAGATTCCTCCCCTTTGACTGCTGGGCAACGGTACTTACTTTTGAGAGTGAAATAAATCTATTTAATCCAATCAAGTTAGGATAGCTTACAGCACGTGCAGTTGTATTTTACTGCTCGCTATCCCTTATTAATTATATGTAAATGAGATTAATACTATTGGACATTATGGTAACGATTCATAGATGTTGGAGGTGGTGTTTATGAGATATGGCTAATTGGGATGAAATACAGAAAGAGTGGGAAACCACAAAGATTACACTCGCTGATCTAGCTGAAAAGCATGAGATAAAGCTAGGTACATTGAAGAGCCGAAAGAGCCGTGAGAAATGGTCGAGGGATGCAACTAAAAAGGATGCAACCAAAACAGCAAAGGTTGCAACCATAAAAGAGGATGCACCCAAAGAAAAAGAAGTCGTTGAATCAGAAGATGTTGCTACCTTGGAATTAGAAGGTGATGACGGATTAACTGATAAACAACGGCTTTTTTGTATGTATTATGTACGTTCACTGAATGCTACGAGTGCTTATAAAAAGGTATATGAATGTACTTATCAAACAGCGATGGCGAATGGCAGTAGGTTGCTAAGTAAAGCTAAGGTGAAGGAAACTATTGCTGAGTTGAAAAGGCAAAGGCTTGAGAGTTTAGATTTAGATAAATTCGATGTGCTAGAGAAGTATAAAGCTATTGCGTTTGCTGACATAACAGACTTCATTGACTTTACTCAGGTAGAGTCGGAAGCGAACGAAACAACTGTTGAATATAATCCGGATGGTTCTAAAAAGTCGGAGAAAACAGAAGTAGTACCATACACGTACACGAAATTCTCGATGCATCATTCAGAAGAGATTGACGGGACACTCATTACAGAACTATCAAAAGGTAAAGATGGCATGTTCAAGGTTAAACTCGCTGATAAGATGGCAGCACTGGCGTTCCTTGCGAAGTATACAGATTTACTTAACGAAAACGAGTTGAAGAAATTGAAAGAAGAGAAAGTCAAAGTTGATATCGCAAAAACTCGTTCAGAAACAAAGGGTAATGGTATTGCAACTGCTAGTACGGTGGATCTAAGTAAATTAACGACAGAGGAGTTGAGAGAACTTGCTGCAAGAAATAAGCGATGAGCAATTAGATGCGCTAGCCTATGAAGCAAGCAAAGAACTCTCACGCCAGTTTTACCGTGATTATGTAGAGTTTGTTCATAATGGTCATTACGAGCACTACAGACATACGGAGCTGATATGTGAAGTACTTCAGCGCATTGCTGATGGTGAGCAACTCTCAATGTTAATTGAAATGCCCCCTCGTCATGGGAAATCAATGACTGTAACTGAATCATTCCCAAGTTACTACTTGATGAAAAACCCAGATAAGAGAGTTATTGCGGCTGCCTATTCTGACGGGTTAGCGAAAAAGTTTGGTAGATTGAATCGAAATAAATTCAATGAGTACGCTCACGAATTGTTTAACATTCAATTATCCGAAGCAAACGCAGCTGTGAAAGACTGGGGTGTTGAAGGTAGACAAGGTGGCATGATTGCAACTGGTATCGGTGGTTCTATTACTGGTCAAGGTGCTGACCTAATGATTATCGATGACCCTATCAAAAATATGAAGGAAGCGAGCTCTCAAACTATCCGAGATAATATTTGGGATGAATGGGAAGCAACTCTTTCTACACGTTTACATGATGGCGCATCAGTTATTGTCATTATGACACGTTGGCATGAAGATGATTTAATTGGCCGTTTACTAGCCCGAAGCCCTCGAAAATGGATTCGTTTACGATTGCCAGCTATTGCAGAGGATGAAGACGATTTACTAGGGCGTACACCTGGAGAACCATTATGTCGAGAGCTAGGGTTTAATGAACAATGGGCTGCTGATAAAAAAGCTGAGGTTGGAAGTCGTACATGGAATGCTCTTTATCAGCAAAGACCTTCACCTGCAGGCGGTTCAATCTTTAAACGTGAATGGATACGTTATTATGTACGTACTCAAGAACAACATCGAGAATGGGCTTTATCAGATGATGTGGCAATTTTACCCACTCACTTTGATAAAATGGCGCAATCGTGGGATTGTACTTTTAAAGGAACTGATACAAGCGACTTTGTAGCTGGTGGTGTGTGGGGGCGCAAAAAAGCGCAGTATTTCTTATTCGATATTGACCACAGGCGAATGGGCTTCGCTGATACAATGAAAGCAATTCGTGCTATGTCCGATAAGTGGCCAAATGCACGAAGTAAATATATTGAGGACAAAGCGAACGGTTCAGCTATCATCGAAATGTTAAAAGATGAGATTAGTGGTATTGTTCCTGTTGATCCTGATGGAGGAAAGGAGGCACGTGCTAATGCGGTGTCTCCTTTATTTGAGGCAGGAAATGTATATCTACCTCATCCGAATATGTGTCCTTGGGTTGAGGACCTAATAGAGGAGCTCGTATCATTCCCTAATGCAGCACATGACGATTTAGTGGATATGACAACACAAGCGTTGAATCAGCTATATACTAACAACTCCAATCCGATTGATCGCTATAAAAAATTATTAGGAAAGTAGGTGAGGGAATGAAAACTATTGACCAAGCGAAAGAAATGCGTAATGACTTCATGCAAGGTAACGGCAAGGCTAATCAAAAAGATAAACTAACCAGACAGATTGCAGGTATTGGCCGTAAATTATCACATGACGAAATTACAAATTTATATGGTGATAGCCGTATTGTACAAAATATCATTGATATACCAGCCGAGGACATGACACGCAACTGGTTCACTTTGAAGATGAAAGATGAACAATTGGCTCGGAACATTATGAGTAAGCTTGCTGATCTAAAAGCAAAAAAAGCATTCAAAGAAATGTTTACTTATGAACGTCTCAGAGGAGATGGTTTTATTTCGTTAGGTGTGACGCAGGCTAATAAGCTTGATATAAGCGAAGAGCTAAAAATGGATAAATTATTTTCCGTTGATTACCTACACGCATTCAGTTCAATGAAGGTGAATGAATTCCTGATTAACGAGGACGTATTCGATATTAAATACGGACAGTTGGAGCAATTGCGTATTAACCGAGCATCCAGTCACGGCACCCAAACACAAACAACTGAATCACCTGTACACATTTCACGTTTGCTCCACAGCCAGACAAGGCGATTTGAAGGAGAAGCGCAAGGGCGCTCACTTTTAGAACCGTTATACGATATTCTAACGGTTTTTGACACGTCTGTTTGGTCAGTTGGTCAGATTCTTCATGACTTCACCTTTAAAGTGTATAAATCGAAAGATATTGAAGAACTGAGTTCTCAGGACAAAAAAGAACTGTCAATGATTATGGATTTTATGTTCCGTACTGAAGCGCTAGCGATAATTGCTGAAGGTGAGGAACTTACAAAACAAGGTACATCAGTTTCAGGTATCAAAGACTTACTCGATTTTGTTTGGGATTTATTATCTGGTGGTGCTAGAATGCCTAAAACGGTTATTAAGGGTCAAGAATCTGGTACCATTGCCGGCGCTCAATATGATGTGATGAACTATTATTCTCGTATTGTTGCCGACCAAGAAAACGAAATGAAGCCCCATTTAGAAAAGCTTATCCGTATGCTGTTGATGGCTGAAAAAGAGTTAGGTGGACGTATTAACCCTGAATCGTTGGAATGGGAAATACAATTCAATCCGTTATGGAATGTGGATGCTAAAACAGATGCAGAAATCAGAAAGATTGTTGCAGAGACGGATCAGATTTATCTATTGAACGGCATTGTTGAAACAGATGAGGTACGAGAAGCACGATTCGGTCAATTCGGTTTAACTAATGAAACTAAATTTAGTGGTGATGAAGCTGATTTAAAGGGTCTAGCTGACAGCGTGTACAAGGGATACCGTGAGCGCAATGAGTAAAAAAGTTCCTATAACACGTTTCCCCGATGCAGTAGCAGTTGCTTATAGTCGCGCTATTCGAAAGATGGTGCTTGAGCTAGGTGATGAAACTCTTAAGCAATTTGAAAAGCACGTTGAGCCACTATTGATTGAATCTAGACAAGATAGTACAGAGTTTGTTGTTGATGGCATCTTCGATAACATTAAACAAATGCTAAAAGTTATTAAAAATAAGGTTAAAACGGTATTCAGTGAAAGAAAAACGTATACCGCAGCTCAAAGATTTGTAAATAGCATCAATCGCTTTAACAAACATAACATTGATAATCAACTTGCGGTTAAAGGTATTGATCCTACACAAAGAGAGCCGTGGTTAAATACTTTTCTAAACAATAAAATTAAAGACAACGTGGGATACATCAAAAACATAGAAGATGACTACTTATCTGAAATTGAGCAAGTGGTTCGTAATGGTGTAAAAGAAGGACGAACAGCTAAACAAATCCGTGAACAATTAGTTGATAGGGTTAAGGTTGCTGAAAGCCGAGCGCAATTTATCGCTGTAGATCAGACAGGTTCTATACTTGGCCAAATGACTGCTGAGAGACACCAACAGATTGGCATAGATAAGTTTAAATGGCTTACATCTCACGATGAGAGAGTTAGAGATTCACACAAAGTTTTGAATAAAGAGGTTTTTTCTTATGATGATCCACCGACTGCAAACGGTCGTGTTGTATTACCCGGCGAGGATTATCGTTGTAGATGTGTTGCTATTCCTGTTTTTGATGATGATTGATGGTATAGTTTAGTAAACACTTACGGGAGGTTGTTTGATGGAAAAGTATAAAATCCAATTTGAATTTGGTAAGCCACAAAACGTAGGATATTTTACTAAAACAGTTGAAGTTGAAATGCCTATTGGGAGTGAAAAACAAGATATTATTGTTGCTGCTCTAAAAAATGTAGGAAGTTATCCTAGGACATATAAAGTTGTTAATATAACAAAGATTTAAGTCACTCATTTGGGTGATTTTTTTATTTTGCTAAGAAGGAGGTGAAACATTGAAACTACAACGCTACGACACATCTTATATTAAAGACTACATGGAAACACCAGAAGGGTATTTAACGGTTAATGTGCCGATTACTCGACCTGGTGTTTTTCCATATCAACGGCAAGACGGAACTGTTCAGATGGAGGCTAAGTTACCAGAAGATATATTTAGCGACCGAACTATTTATTCAGCGCGATCTAAGCCTGTTACGGATGGTCATCCAGATGTACCAGTAACGGTTGATAATTATCAATCTTACGCAAAAGGGATGAGCCACACAGATTCACGTGTAGAAGACTTTAAACTTTATATCTCATTGACAGTGACAGATAAGGCGCTCATTGAAAAAATACATGATGGATACAACGAAATTAGTATCGGTTTCTTATCAGATGTAGTTGCAGAAAGTGGAACATACAACGGCGATCAGTACGAATATGTTCAGCGAAATGTTGAAATTAATCATATTGCAATTGTAGAAAAAGGTCGTGCAGGTCCTGAGGTTGCTATTCGCTCAGATTCAGACGCATGGCAAATTGATGAAAAAGGAGGAAATACTGAAATGGCGAAAATCAAAATTGAAGGTACAGAGTACGAGGTAGACCCAGCGGTAAAAACTTACATTGCTGCTTTAAAAGCAAAAGAGGAAACAGCAAAGGTGAAAGGTGATAGTGCTGATGCGCTAAAAGGTCGACTTGATGCATTGGACGTAACATTAAAAGCAAAAGATCAAGAGATTGCTACTTTAAAAGAGAAATCACTTTCCGCTGATGAATTAGATAAGAAAGTAGAAGAGCGAGTAGCCTTAATTAATGCGTCACATCCTATTTTAGGCGATTCGTTCGACTTTACGGGCAAATCAGAGCGCGAGATTAAAGAGGCTGTTATATCGACTGCTAAGGCAGAATTTAAAGGTGATGGTAAGTCTGATGAATATATCAACGCCTTTTTTGATGCAACTGTAGAGCAAGTAGAATCAACAGGGTTCTCAAGTACTGGTCCTAACAGCGCCTACACGGGCGACTCATCTAACAATAAACAGTTAGAAGAACTAAAAAATAAACGCTTAAACATGCGTTCATAAGGAGGACATACACATGCCTATTACAAATTATCCGGATTATATGCAACCTGCTGGTAAAGCCGGCCAATTATCAAGTTACCAAGACTACACAGCAGACACATATTCAGTAGAAAAGACAGTGCCATTTGGTGCAGCAGTTCAACTCAATGCTACTGGCACAGCGATTAAGCCAATCGCAACAGGTGGTGTTGTTATCGGTATTGCTTTAGCTCAAAACATTCATGATTATGTTGAGAAAAAGGATGACCAGAACTATCAAGTAGGTGAACCGGCGGCAATCGTTAAACGAGGTCGTATTTTTGTTGTGGCTGGTGGCGATGTTATCAACGGCCAAGCTGTAAAAGTAGACCCTGCTACTCAAAAGTTTACGGTAGATGGTGCAATCGCTATCAACGGTGCTGTATTCAAAGCAAACGCTACAGCAAATCAATTAGTCGAAATCGAAATTAACTTACCTTAAGGGGGAAACTTTACATGACAATTCAATCATATCGCGGAGATTCTTTAATCCGCCCTCAAGACTTAAACGCAATTGATAAGCGTGTGTATGAACCTCACGCATCAGAATTAAAAGCACGATCTATTTTCTCTTTAAAAACGGATATTCCAGCAGGAGCAAAAACTTATAGTTATGATGTAATGACTCGTTCAGGTGCAGCAAAAATATTAGCTCCTGGTGCAACAGATGTACCTTTAGTGGATGCAGACTTAACCGAAGAAACTGTAAAGATCTATTCCGTTGCTGCTGCTTTTAATATCGGTGTTCAGGAAGTGCGTGAGGCGCAAATGGCAGGACGTCCGATTGATGTTACAAAAGCTGATACAGTACGTAAGGCAATTGCTGAAAAGGAAAATCAAATTGCTTTTTCAGGTGATAAAACACACGGTATTAAAGGATTAACAGATGCAGTGGGGATTCAAGTGTATGCAACTCCGCAAAATGAGGCAGGCACTTCTACAAAATGGAAGGACAAGACAGGTAAAGAAATCGTTGCTGACATTCGTAAAGCAAAAAACATGATCAACAAATTGAATGGGCATGAAGCTGATACGTTGTTGTTAACACCTGATTCAAATGAGGAATTGGAAAAAACGTTCAATGAGTACACGCAACAATCAGTATTGGAGTACATTAAATCTCAAAACTGGTTTAAACGTATTGAAACAGTAAATGATTTAGCTAAAAAAGGGTTGGATGGTTCAGAATGTTTCGTTGTCCTTGATTCTTCACCTGATGTTGTTGAACTTGGTATTCCATTAGATATTATGCGCCATCCGCAAGAGTACGCATTCCCTAACACGAAAGTGCCATTTGAAGAGCGCACAACAGGTTTAATTATCCGTTATCCAATGGCTATTTGCCGTGCAGATGGAATTTAAGGGAGGACTAATCAATGTTAGTACAAAACAAAGGCAATCACTCGTATACAGCAAATGATTTAACACTTGTTCCTGGCACAAATAAAGTGGATGAAAAGGAATTTGAACGTTTTCTTACTCATCCACTGATGAAGCATCTCGATGACAAAGGCGAATTTGTCTATGACAGTGGTAAAACAAGACCATCTGCAAAGGATGCAATCGCAATGATTGAAGATGCGTTTGACATTGACATGCTTGAGGAATTAAAGGGTGACGAGGACCGTAAAACTGTCCTTGATGCCATCGATAAGCGCATTGAAGAGTTGAAAAATCCCGAAAAATAGGAGGGATTCACATGTTATTAACGTCAATTGAGCGTATTCGTATGCTTAGCGATGAATTTACTTCGATTTCAGACGAAAGATTAACAATGTGCATTGAGGATGCTTCGCTTGAAGTGTCCTCTTTGTCTGTTCCAGAAGCATATCACGAGCGATTAACACGTTATTTAGCTGCACACTTAGCTATTTTAAGCATTACCAAAGACCAAGCTGTAATTCGTGAGAAGGTTGATGTTATCGAACGTCAATATAGCGACCCAAGCAAGAATATCGGTCTTATTGCAACAAAATTTGGTCAAGAATATCAACGGATCTTGGATGAGCTAGAAGCTTATTTAAAACCAAAGAAGTCAATTAACTTGGTGGTGCTCTAAATGGCGAAAGTAAACGTAAAAATTACAGATAAGAATAATATTGCTCGTTTGAAAGACGTGTTAAAAGAACTCAAGAATTATACAGTTGAAGTCGGTATTTTCGGAAGTGATGAATATGTGATGATAGCTAGTGTACACGAGTTTGGAACAACAATTCGTCGAGGGAAAGGCTCTATTACCATCCCGGAACGCTCTTTTTTACGAACTACTTTTGACGAAAAGAATGAGGAATGGATTAGCTTTTTTAAAAGTCAACTTAAACAAGTTCTCGCACTAAAAATGGATGTACAAACACTCTATAAACGGTTAGGTACTCGAATGGTAGCTGATATTCAGGAAAGTATTACTGATTTGGACGCTCCACCTAATGCCTCTTCTACAATAGCTCAAAAAGGTTCTAGTAACCCTCTTGTTGATACTGGGGGTTTACGTATGCGTATTACTTATAAGGTGGTGCGAAAATAGTGCCTGAATTAATGATTTTTAAAGAAGTTATCGAGCAAAATAGCGTTCCATTTATAGCTTTTGTAAACCAAGAGGGCCAATACATCAATGGGAAATGGGTTCCTAGTAAACCTACTGAAGTGCCGATGACTGGTATTATATTGCCATTAAATAACGATGACCTTAAGTACATTGAAAGTGGCGTGTATACAGTAAAAGAAAAGAAATTATACGTGGTTGAGCCCATTAAAATAAACACCAAAGTGAAGTACAAAGGCGATATTTACACAGTTCAATCATTTAAGGATTTAACAGACTTTACCGACGTACACATTTATCTCATGCGTTATCAAGGAACTGGTGAAGGAGGGACACAATCTGATGTTCAGGTACGATGATATATGGATACCTATGCAGAGTGGACTCTCACGTTACACTGGAATCGAAGTAATACAAGCTGAAGGGATAGGGAAACAACCTCCATATCCTTTTTTTTCTATAAAAAATATATCACCTGCAATTGGTGTAGGGCAGGTCACTGAAAACTTGGTAGACACCATAATGACTGTAGAACAAGATATAGAAATGGTTTTATCTATCACTTGTAATGCAGAAAATATCGAAGATGCTGAGGATTACTCTAATAAAGCACGTGGTTATTTTTTAGGCAAAGGTGTAATTGAATTATCAGATGCAAACATCACTGTTGTAGAGGTACTAGGTGCCAACAATCGTGATGTTTTTTTAACAATTGATTATGAACGTCGAGTAGGGTTTGATGTACGATTGCGCATACGTGGTCAAGAATCGTTTGAAATTGAAGTTATTGAAAATATTGAAATTAAGGAGGGAATCTGATGCCATTACAAGACGTTACAGTCACGATTGACATTAGTAAACCGTCAGCACTAACAGGTCTAGGTACTCCACTTATTCTAGCTAAAAAAGATGGAGCAAGTTCTTATAAAGAATTTGATGATTTGGATGATATCAAAGCAACATTAGGTGAAGATACGGACGCTTACAAGTTAGCTAAACAAATCTTTAATCAAGGCGATAGCAGACCTGACAAAATTGCTATAGCAACTTATAGCCTAACTCCTGAAGCACCTCAAACTCCAATTACAGCAGTATCAGTATTAGAAAACTATTATTACAATGATTGGTACTTTGTGATGTTAGACACAGGTGCTGCATCGGACTACAAAGCAATTAGTGATCTAGTCGAAGAAAAAGAATTGAAAATCGCTGCGCATATTGTTGATAACAATGCTGATTTAGAAACATTGAAAGAAGGTATGTATGATCGTACTTTTGTGATTCATCACCATAAGATAAAAGAATTTCTCCATGCTTCTTTAATCGGACAAGTGGGTTCGAAACCAGTTGGATCATTAACTTGGAAGTTTAAAAGCTTGAAATTCGCAACACCACAGGAACTTACGCCAGTGCAATTAGATGAAATCCACAAAAATGGTGGCATCGCTTACGTTACAAAAGCCGGTATTGACCAAACGTCTGAGGGCAAGGTGATTAGTGGTGAGTACATTGACGTAATGCACGGTAAGGATTGGGTGAAAATCAATATTGAACAACGAATACAGCACTTGTTCGCTACTAATCCTAAGATTGCTTATTCTGACAACGGTATTGCTCAAATCGAAGATGCTGTAAGGACTGTACTTGAAATAGCTGGTCAAAATGGCATTATCGCTCAAGATGAATCAGGTCAGTTTTTATATACAATCATAGCGAAAAGACGAAATGAAGTTTCTGCTGCGGATCGTGCAGCTAGAAAATACAACGGCTTATCTTTTAGTTTCGAATTAGAAGGTGCTATCCATGAAGCAAAAATTAACGGGGCAATCTTAGCATAAGGGGGTTTTTAAATGGGTGGACATATCGGCACATATGATGCGCGAAAGGTTACAACAACTGCAAACGGAAGTTATTTAACTGGTTATGCAGATGGCACTATGGTTAAGTGTTCTAAGGATAATGATAATTTTGAGGCTAGTTCTTCAGCTCAAGGCGATGCTGTAGTATCGATTAACGGCGATTCACTAGGTACTATTGAGATCACATTAAACCAAACATCGCCATCTATAACTACATTGAATAAACTTGCAAACGAGCGAACAATGTTTCCGATTTGGGTGAACAGCAACAATGAAATCAAAGAGGTTGTAGGCGGTACGAAGGCAATGGTTACAAAAGTACCTGACATCGAGCATGGCAAGTCTGTAGCTAACCGTGTATATACAATCAAAGTATTTGACTACACAGTTAAATAAAACGAAAGGAGAGTGGGCCACGTGCTCACTCTTTTAATTTGCAATGAAAAAAGGACACGTTACAAATCATTTAAAACGAAAAGAAATGGAGCGAAATGCAATGGCTAAAAAAGGCGAACAAATGGATTTCACATCATCTACAAAACAAAGTTACAAATTCCAACACCCGGGGTTACGCGAATCTATTCGTATGCGTGATCGAGCAAAAACGGAAACAGGTACTTCCGCTGA